GGCACTGCCTGCCATTTTAATTATTAATCGAGGGCAGCTTATGCTTAAGGCAGGAAGGGTCTGTAACGTGTGCACAACCGAACTGGCGGATGGCAACTGGTACAAAAGTTTGCAGCGAGCTTGCACATATCTCTGCAACACTTGCAATGCAAACAGGTCAAGGCAATGGGCAGCTAATAACCCTGCAAAACTAAAAGAGACGCATAGGAAAACAAAGCTTAAAACGAAGTACGGCATCTCTATAGAAGAGTACGAAACGATGCATATTAAGCAAAATGGCAGGTGTTTCCTTTGTGAGAGCGAGAGTGAACGTAGGCCTTTAAACGTGGATCATTGCCACAAGACGGGGAAAGTCAGGAAACTCTTGTGCGACAAGTGTAATTTAGCTCTAGGGTTGGTGGGTGATTCAGTAGAACTTCTAGAAAACTTTATAAGGTATTTAAAATGAAAATATTACTAGTAGACATCGAAACCGCACCCAATATCGCGCATGTTTGGGGGCTTTTCCAACAGAATGTAGGGCTTGCACAGCTTATTAATAGCGGTTATATATTGTGCTGGTCAGCTAAATGGCTTGGCAGCAAGCAGGTTGAGTACATGGACAATAATAGCAGCAAACACGCTTTAATGATAAAGCGTATACATACGCTATTATCTGAAGCAGATGCAGTGGTGCACTACAATGGAAAAAAGTTTGACATTCCAACTTTGAACAAAGAGTTCTTACAGCTAGGCCTCCCGCCAGCAAAGCCATTCAAACAGATAGATTTGTACCAAGTAGTGAAGCGTAATTTCAGGCTACCCAGTAACAAGCTTGAGTACGTAGCACGCATGCTAGGCTTGAAGGGTAAAGTCAAGCATACAGGCCATGATTTGTGGGTGCGTTGCATGGCAGGTGATAAAGCTGCATGGCGTATGATGCAGCGATATAACAAGCAGGACACACAACTACTTGAGCAGGTATACAATAAGTTACTGCCTTGGTTGCATGGTGTAAACCTGTCAACACTAAGTAATTCAATGTGCTGCCCAACCTGTGGTACACAAAATTACAAAGAGAAGGGGTTTTATTACACAGAATCACGTAAATACACCTTGTATAACTGTAACAAGTGCTACACTTGGTTTAGACATAGACAATCAGAGCGTTTAAATCAAAGCAGACACACGAGGGTGCAATTATGACAGAAACAAATAAGGCTAATATCACAACCCTAACAAAAGTTAGGGCTGCCGCTACCATCACACCTAACATTGGTGTGGAGATTTTATACAGGGACACTAACAAAACAAGTAACACGTTAGTAATTGATGGTCATGTTGAGGTAACGTACGATACCTACCTACTGGAAGGGATGCCTTACTTTGAAGCAGCAGTTGTTGACGCCACCGACAGGCAGCATGTTTACGCAAGGCTGCCACTTACAGGCATTAGGCTTATTAGATTTTTATACAAGAAAGAGGGGTAGTTATGAAGATGTCTGAATTTATAGAAGCAGCCAACCGGTTGCAGACTGTAAAAGCAGTGCAAGCCTGCTTAGAAGAGGAGTTAGGGGAGTTGCAGGTCGAGTTACTTATCCAGCCGCACATCCCTGCATCGCTTATTAAAGAGCTTGCTGATGTAATTTGGTGTGCAACTGCAATGATGGAGAAGTTGGGGTATGATTCTGAGAGGGTCATGCAACTGCTTGCTACTAATAATGCAAGCAAGGTTTATCTATCACTAGAAGCTGCAAGTGACGACATGTATAACCACCACGAACTTAATTGTGGTATAGAGCCTTTTGGTGATGGAAGTATGTTTGTCGTGGTTAATCCTAACGCAAAAATTCAAAAGCCACTTGGTTTTGTTAAGTTGACAGGCTCTGACATTAATAACTGCATGCGCTAGGAGGTTTTGTGTTAGGTACAAAGTTTGACGGAGGCAAGATGCGCTACAGCTTACTGCCTAAAGGTGTGGTAAGTGCTATTGTACAGGTGCTTGAATATGGGGCGTCTAAGTACGCGCCTAATAACTGGCAATTATTGCCTGACGCTGACGCTCGTTACTACGACGCGCTTATGCGGCACCTAGCTGCATGGCGTGAGGGTGAGTCGCATGACGCAGAGTCAGGCTTACCACACATGGCACATGTGTTGTGCAATGCAGCCTTTCTGCTGTGGTTTGATAACCAAGGCAGGCGATTATGAATAGACAAAGCAGACTGCCGTGCCCTAAGTGCGGTAGTAGTGATGCAGTGACAGTGTATGGAGAGGATAAAGGGGCTTACTGTTTTAGTTGTAAGCAAAGTGTTAAATTAAATATTATTGGAGAGGCAAAGAAAGTGACTAACAATTATGATGGTTTGACAGTTGATATCATACAGGCAGCACCATTCGCTGACCTAAAACACAGGGCGATACCTGCACATATAGCAAAGCAGTTTAGTGTAAAGCAGCTATGCAACCCACGCACAGGGGTTGTAGACCTGGTTGCATACCCATTCTTTAGTGAGAATGGGGCACTGCGAGGTTACAAGGTTAAGCATATTAATGACAAAGACCGTACATATGTCGTCGGTAAACTTGACACAGGTTTTGGTAACGACCAGTTGAAGCGCGGAAAGTTTGTTATTGTCACCGAAGGTGAGGAAGATTGTCTTGCAGCGAAGTACATGCTGGAACAGTGTGGTAAAGATTATAATGTTGTGTCTATAGCAGACGGTGCAAGCACAGGCGGTGTTAGCAAGAACACGTCAGCACTAATGCAACTACTGGCAAAGCAGTATGCAGTTATCTGCCTTTGCTTTGACATGGATCTGGTTGGGCGGTCTTATGCTAATGCAGTTGCAAAACGTTACAGCCCTATTGCTGAATTACGCATAATGTCATGGGACAACATTAAAGGTAACAACAAGGATGCTAATGACTTATTGAAGCAAGGCAAGCACCAAGTATTTTTTGACGCTGTTAACAAAGCGAAGAAGTACCAGCTAGACAGCGCACTATATAGTGATGACATTGCAGGCTGCTATGAGCCAATTAAAGAAGGCGTAAAAGTCCCTAGCTTCCCTTGCCTTAATAGTATTACCAAAGGCTTTAGAGGCGGTGAGATTGTGATAATAACTGCACTACCCGGTGGTGGTAAGACAACCTTCATGCGCCAGATTGAGTATGACTTTCTTATGCAAGATAAGAAGATTGGCTTTATACACTTGGAAGAAACAGTTACCAAGACTAAGCAAGGTATGCTTGCACTTGCAGGTAAAATGCCTTTATGGGCATGGCGTCAAAACCCACCAGCACGTGGCACTATACCTGCTGTTGATGAAATGGAGCGCAAGCTTAAGGAAGGTGGCAGCCTGTTTATACCTGAAGATACCAAGTTCACATTAGAAGGCATTAAAGATACGTTACGCTACCTTGTTGACGTTGAGAAGTGCGATGCAATTGTACTTGACCCTATAAGTTACTTAGTAAATGATAACGGCAAAGATGAAGGTGAAAGACAGTTCATCGATGACTTTATGTCAAGTCTTAGAGAGTTTAAAAGCGGCAGTTGCACTATATTCGTTGTAGTGCACATGAAAAAACGTGACATGGTACCACCAAGGTGGCAGAAGAAGAAGGAAGATGATGAACCACCACCGCCTTTCTTTGAGCCAATAGCTCAGTCAGATTTGCGGGGCAGTGCTGCTTATGCTATGGTGTCGCACATTATTATTGCCCTAAGCCCACTGATTACACCAGGGCAGCAAACCAGTAATAGGGTGACACGTATAAGTGTAATTAAGAACAGAGAGGTAGGGTTAGAAGGCACAGCTGACCATATAACTGTATGCCCTAACACAGGCCATATGGTATTAACAACCGACCCAACTTGAGGTTAATATGTACATACACATCGACTCCGACAGCATGCTTTACAAAGCAGCAGGGTCACTACAACAAACAATTCACGCTGCGCCTGATGGTAGCACTTATGACAGCCTACCTGACCTACTAGCAGCTGGGCACACTGAGCACACCAGGCAGGTTGTGCTCAAAGAGCCTGAAGAGCAGGCTCTCGAATCTGCTATGTCTATTATAAAGCAGCTGATAAGTTCTATACACAAAAATGTAGCAGAGTTATGGCCCTGTGATGACTACGTAACTAAAACTTACATATCTAGCAGCACAAACTTCAGGTTAGGCATATGTCCGAAATACAAAGCAAACAGAACGCAGCCTAAGCCTTTACTACTTAAAGATCTAAAGCAGTGGTTTTTACACCGTTACGCACCTATCATAATGGAAGGGTATGAAGCGGATGACGTGTGCAGTAGTGCGCATGTCACCTGTCAGCGTGCAGGCGTTGACTCTGTACTTGTGCATATTGATAAAGACCTTGATACAGTAGTTGGCACGCACTACAACCCTGATAAGAAACTTGCCTATACAATTACGCCAGCCCAAGCTTTGCTTAACTACTACAGGCAGGTATTAATGGGTGACGCCACTGATAATGTAATTGGTATTAAAGGGGTAGGCCCTGCAAAGACAGCAAAGGTATTGCCTTTGGATCTCGCTGATACACACTGTAACAAAAAGCTACAAAAGTACCTGGACAGCACAGTCAAAGAGTACTATATTTCTTCAGGTAGGTTAGCAGACTTTGCTAAGAACAAACAGTTACTTAAAATGATCACAGACTTAGAGGTCTCATTATGACAAAACACTATTTAAAAGCGCTAAAGTGCAGGATGCACGGGAAAGCAATGGCATGCGAGCTAGCAGGTTGGCTAACAGGCAAAGACTTGTATAGCTTAGACTGCTATGACCTTGCCCAGATGCTGTGGGATATTTTTGTACCTTCTCAAGATGACACTGAGCTGCTTAAGCTTAAGCAGATATTACTAATGAAGTGCGAGAAGTCAGCAATATGGGATAAAGAACTTTGCATGGCTATGCTGGCTATAATTTGCTCTAAACACAACTTTGAAATCGAGGCCGTTTAACGTGATTGACTTATTTACTGACACTAACAACCGTGCCTACGTGCACACCCCAGAGCTTGAGCAAGCCTTGGTATTTGAAAAGCAACAGCTTGACTTCAATTGGCGTGCAGATGAAATGCTTGTTGAACAAGACAAGCACGCTGTACTGACTGACACCACACCAGCAGAAAAGCATGCACTGCTTACGATACTTAAGACATTCACACACTATGAAGTACGTGCAGGCGGGGATTACTGGCTAGGTAGGGTGCTAAATACATTTGCACCACTTGAAATAAAACGCATGGCAACTATGTTTGGCTTTATGGAAACATGCGTGCATGCACCGTTCTATGACACTGTTAATAAAGTAATGTTTGTTAATGATGCTGCATTTTATAATGAGTACCTGAAAGACCCTGTACTAGCAGAGCATATGGCTTTTGTTGATGAAGCAGCAACAGGCAATGACTTACTACTTAGCTTAGCGACTTTCAGTATGATTGAAGGCGCTGCTTTATACAGTGCTTTTGCTGTACTTAAAGCTTTCAGGTCGAATGGGTATAATAAGATGCCAGCCATTGCTAATGGTGTTAATTTCAGTGAGCGGGATGAAGCATTACATAGTGCAGGTGGTGCATGGCTATACCATGTAACACGCAAGTATGGTAAGCAAGCACAAGGTAGCAACTGGCTTGAAGACAAGCTTTACCCTGCTGTGCGTAAGCTTGTAGCCCACGAAGATCACATTATTAACTTAGTATTTGAGCACGGTGAATTTTGTGGTGTTAACAAGATCGACATGCAAACCTGGGTGAGGGAACGTGTTAACCACTGCTTAAAACAATTGCACCTGCCACGCATGTATGATATAAATCGCAGCCAGATTAGCGGCTGGTTCGAGCAGTCTACACAAGGCTTAACATTAGTCGACTTTTTTGACACAATACCTAAATACCAAAAAGGGTATTCTTTAGAAGGTTTTAACTTTTATGACTTAGTGAGGGTATAGCAGTGAGTAAGTACGACATATATTCAGAGCGTCGCAAGGCGGCACAAGCACGTAAAACAGTGCCCATGTGGATGACAACAGCAGGGTATCAGTTGCTATACAACAAGAATTACCTAGAGACAGACGAGACGCCTAAAGACAGGTTCCAGGCTGTCGCGGCTGTATTGTCACAGCCTAAGTACAGCATTTTATCTATCACACAAGATCGGGTATTTGACCTGCTTTGGAATGGTTGGCTGTCTTTACCAACACCCGCACTTACCAGCATAGGCAAGGCCAACAAAGGCATGCCTGTTAGTTGCACAGGCAACTATGTACAAGACAGTGTTAGCGGCTTTTTCAGTGCAGCAAAAGAAATAGCTCAGCTAACTAAAGAAGGGTTCGGCACCAGTTCAGACCTGTCTGACATCAGACCACGAGGGACAATAGTTTCTAACGGCCTTAAAGCCGCAGGCGTACTGCCTGTTGTAGAACTTATAAACAAGACCACTAGCATGGTAAGTCAAGGGAAAAACCGATCAGGCGCATGGGCAGGCTATTTAACATTTGAGCATGGTGACTTCTATGAATACTGCCAGCACATTACACACAACCCTAAAGAGAATGCAGGCTTTATCTTAACAGACAAATTCATGCGAACCGTTCGCAACAACGATGCAGATGCTATGCGTCGCTTGCAGACGTGGATGAAGCTAAGGGCAGAAACAGGCACAGGTTATCTGATAAAGCGTGACTTAATTGGGCGTCGTTGGGCAGCACAGGGGCGGCCAGCAAATTTCAGGGCAAGTAATCTTTGCGTTGCACCTGAAACTTTAGTGCTTACAGAAAAGGGCCACTTGCCTATAGCTACCCTGGTAGGTCAGGAAGTCCGAGTTTGGAACGGTCAAGAGTTCTCACCAGTACAGGTTTACAAAACAGCAGATAACGCTAAACTGCTGTCTGTAACCACTGACTCAGGGCATAAAATTGACTGTACCCAAGAGCATAACTTCTACATTAGCGTAGATGGTAATACTGTAAAAGTGCCTGCAAAGGACTTGTCTGTCGGGGATACCCTTGCAACCTTTGCAACACCTAACAGGGACGCGTCTCGGTTCGTCAAGGTAGCCTCAGTGGTTGACAGTGGCCGTGTATCTGACACTTACTGCTTCACAGAGCACAAGCGAGGTATGGGCGTATTTAATGGTGTACTCACAGGGCAGTGTAATGAGATACATCTACCATCAGCACCTGACTTGTCATTTACATGTGTACTGTCTAGCCTGAATCTAGCCAATTACGACGAGTGGTGTAATCACCCAACAGCACTAACAGACGCCTTTATTGTGCTAAACGCAATAAACGAACTGTTCGTTGACCTTGCCACACAGAAAGGCTGGGGCAATGACATTGAACTGTCTAGAACCCTCAAGTTTGCCAAGGAATACCGTGCATTAGGTATGGGTGTTATGGGGCACCACACTTACTTGCAAAGCAAAAGTATACCATTCCATGCACAAGACAGTGTGAATAGGAACATCTTTCACAGCATACAGCAGGCAGGTATTGGTGTCAGCCGTGCACTTGCACAACATACCAGTAAGGTTGCATTTGGTGACCAGTACAACTGGGCATTGTGCGCTGTAGCACCGACACTAAGTACCAGTTTGATCATGGGCGGCGTGTCAGGTGGTATTGAACCTGTATTCAGTAACGTTTACAGTCAAGAGATGGCAGGCGGTATTGTGTCACGCGTAAACCCTGTACTGCTAGACTTAATGAAAGACAAGGGTATAAATAGCAAAGGTCTGCTTGAAGATATTAATGCAAATAACGGCAGTGTACAGCACTTAGAGCAGTTTACTGACCACGAAAAGCAAGTCTTCAAAACTGGCTACGAGATTGATCAGATGCAGATTGTCAGGCATGCAGGTGTCAGGCAGCAGTATTTAGACCAAGGGCAGTCACTAAACCTGTACAATTGTGGTGACCAAGGTTACTTGTCTAAAGTTCACAGCTATGCTATAAATAATGACAATGTACTTGGC